AGTACAAAAACTTTTGACGTAGGGGATTTACCCACATAAATAAATAGATAAATGAAAAATATTAAATTAGGAGACAACTAAAATGGCATATCAAGCATTAGGTCTTGGTTCTTCCGCTAATGACGGTACTGGTGATGACCTTAGAACTGGTGGAGACAAGATTAACGACAACTTCGTAGAAATCTACACCAAACTAGGTAACGGTTCTGCGTTATCAAATCTAACTTTTCCAACTAGTACTGATACAATTGTAGGAAGAGCAACGACTGATACTCTAACTAACAAAACTTTAACTACACCAACTATCGCATCCATTACAAATGGTGGAACTGTAACAATCCCATCTGGTGCTGATACACTTGTTGCAAGAACATCTACGGATACTCTTACAAATAAAACTTTAACTTCACCAGTTTTAACTTCACCTAAGTTTGCAGACGCTGGTTTTATTGCAGATGCAAACGGTGCTGAACAAATCATTTTCCAAACAACTGCAAGTGCAGTAAACGAAATTGAAATTACAAATGCCGCTACTGGTGGTGCAGCTTCAGCTGGTACATCTACTGCACCAATTATCGGTGCATCTGGTGAAACCAATGTTGACCTTGCATTACTTCCAAAAGGAACTGGTCATGTTGCAATTCGTTCATCTGGTGGTGCAAACAACCAAGGTGCTGTTCGACTCAACTGTGAGAACAATACTCACGGTCAAACTATAATGGGTCAACCTCACTCTGCATCTGATAGTGGTTTCTTCATGTTACCTCTAGATGCTGGTTCTGCAAGAGCAACTCCAAACGTATTGTTAAGTGGTGCAAAAACTGTTGTTGCTACTCAAACTGCAACTGGTGGTGGTTCTGCTGTTGCATTGTCACTTAACACAGCGCATAGTGCAATTGTAACATCTGGTGCTCAAGCGTTTACACTTGCAAATGGTGTTAACGGACAATTGAAAACAATCTCAATGGTAACAGACGGTGGTGACGCAACTCTTACTCCAGCAACCTTAAATGGTGGTACAACAATTACTTTCGGTGACGTAGGTGATGGTGTGGTATTGATGTATAATACAACTGGTGGTTGGGCAGTTCTTGCTAACAACGGTTGTGCTGTCGCTTAATAAGGAATAGGGAGTAGTCAATGGCTATTGATACATTAGGAGCAAACGCTCTTGCAAGTGACTCAGTAACAAGTGCAAAAATTGCTACTGATGCAATAACAACTGCAAAAATAGCGAATGATGCCGTAACTGGTGCAAAAATTCCTGCTGATGCAGTTGTTGCCGCTGATATTGCAGATGGTTCTATTACCACTGCAAAACTAGCTGCTAATGCAGTAACAGTTGGAAAGATGGCAACTTCTGGAACATTACCAGCATTTGATGGTTCTTCACTAACTAGTATTGGAACTCTTCAACACATAAAAACCCAAACTGGTACTAACGCATCATCTATAGATTTTTTACATGGAAGTAATGGTGTTGTTTTTGATGATACATATGACATATATGAATTTATAATGCATTATGTATATGGTTCTGGTAATAATGAAATGAGAATTGAACCCTCTCAAGATGGGTCTGGTTTTTCTAATACTAATACTGTAGGTCATACAACTTCTTCTTATCGTGCTAGTGGTAGTAGTAGTACATGGAATGTAGACACTGGTGCAAATGGATTTTTCAGAGGACATATTAATGCTGGTAATGCAGCTAATGAAATATCTGGTGGTCAGATAAGAGTTTATAGTCCATTCGATTCTGCAAAAAATACTGTAGCTTACACTTCAATTTCTAGTTACCAAACATCTGGTACTTATGCAATTGGAGCGACTGGAGGTTTTATGACAGCAGCTGGAAGAACTCATGGTTTGCGATTTAGAATTGTGAGTAATAACATATATGCAAAAATAAGTTTATACGGAATAAAGGACTCATAATATGACATATACATGGAAAGATGTTGGTGATAGACCAGATAAAAAACTTAGTCAATCTGAAAAAGAAGCGATTGCAGCTGAGTGGAATAGATATGAAAAAGAAGAAAAACCAGCATCAGATTTAGAAAATTTAAGATTACAAAGAAACAATTTACTAAGTCAATCAGATTGGATGAGTTTACCAGATGCTCCTACAATGTCTGATGCATGGAAAAAGTATCGTCAAGAATTAAGGGATATAACCAAAACGTATAAATCACCAGATAATGTTAAGTGGCCTACTAAACCAGAGTAATGATAGAGAACCACACTAAATAAGATTATAGGAAAAAACAATGGCAGCGATAATTACAGAAAAATTTAGACAGTCTAACGCAGACAGTTTCTTTGCCGATATTGCATCTAGTAAGTACTATATGTTTGTTGGTAAACATTCTCCTTGGACGAGTGAGGGTGCGACTACAGATAATAACCCCCCAACTCCAGTAGATAGTGTTGCACCAGAATCATATTATTGGGATGATATGTTAGCTGCAAAACTTATTTCTTCAAAATCATATGTAATACCTCGTAGAGATTTCTCAACATCTTCTGCATTTGATATGTACAGACATGATGTTGGTGGAGTATCTACTGGTAACTACGGAACTACAAAAACTACAAGTTCAAGTGGTGCAACAAATGTATTTGACTCTACATTCTTTTTCAAGACTGCTGAACACAAAGTTTATAAAGTTCTTTACAATGGTGACCAACTTCAAACTGGTGCATCAAATATTTCTGGTTCAGAACCAACATCAACAAACAATGCACCGTTCTGGCAAGATAACAACTATTACATCAAGTATATGTATACAATGACAACTTCAGAAATTCAAAACTTCTTGACAACTGACTTTATGCCTGTTACAGTAAATGCAAATGCTGATGCAAACAGAGGTGTATATGTATTCATGGTAACCTCTGGTGGTACATATACTGGTGTTCCAGATGGTGATTATTATACAAAATTAAGAGGTGACGGTTCTGGTGGAATTGTAAAATTAAAAGTAACTAGTGGTACAATTCAAGAACTTGGTAGTACAGCAGCATTTTCACAGATGCAAGCAAACGGAACTGGATATTCCTTTGCAAACTTTGACCTTGCTGGTACAAACATTTACACTGATGCAAGTGCGTCAACATTAATCTCTGGTTCTATATTAACATCTTGGAATGGTGCAACTGCAGCTACAATCAAAGCAATCATTGAACCAGCTGGTGGTCATGGTACTGATGACATTGCAGAACTTGGTGGACATTATGTAATGTTACAATCAAAACTTGAACCATCTGATTCTGATGTTGTTCAAGTAAATGATTTTAGAAGAGTTGGTATTGTTAAAAATCCAAAAGACTTTGCAACTAATGCTATTTCAACACTTTCTACTGCAAGAACAACAAATGCAATCCTAATGGCCTCTGGTGGTAATGGAACTTATCAAGTTGATGAAAAGATTACACAAGCAACTACTGGTGCAGTTGGTACTGTAGTAGAGTGGGATGCAACAAACAGAATACTTTATTATGTTCAAGAAAAATATACAAACTATGGATTAGATGCAAATCAAAATCTCACTGCATTTTCTGGTGCGAATGCTGTAACTGGTGCAAACTCAAATGCAGTATTTACTCCAGCAACTTCAACATCTGGAACTACTAATGGTGTTGTCTTTGCAAGTGGATATGCAAACCCAGAACTATCAAGGGATACTGGTGAGATAATCTATGTTGAAAACAGAAGAGCAATCTCAAGAGCCTCAGACCAAACAGAGGATATTAAAGTCGTAGTGGAATTCTAAACAATGCAAAAAACCGATTTAAACGTATCACCATATTATGATGATTTTGATAATAACGATAATTTTCATAGAGTACTCTTTCGTCCTGGCTTTGCTGTTCAAGCGAGAGAATTAACAACTCTACAATCAATTCTTCAAAATCAAATTGAAAAACACGGTAGACACTTTTTTAAAGAAGGGTCTATGGTCATTCCTGGCCAGATTACCTTCACAAATAAGTATTATGCAGTAAAGTTGCAATCAACTTTTAACTCTGGTGCTATCGCTGGATACTTATCGTCTTATGTCGGTTCAATTATTACTGGTAGTATTTCTGGTATCACTGCAAGAGTTGTAGGATTTGCAGATGCCACATCAACAGACTCACCAACTCTTTATGTGAAATACTTAACAACTGCAACACAAAATGCAAATGCAACTGGTTCAACTGGTGCTTCAATTGCAAACTCTACTGTAGAATTTGTAAATGGAGAAAGTCTTGCAGCCGATAAAACTATTAGTTCTCTTAATGCTGGTGCTAATTCTTCTACCTTATCAACAACTGGTGCAACTTCTATCGGTTCATCAGCTGCGATTGAGGAAGGTGTTTACTTTGTGCGTGGTCAGTTTGTTCGTGTGCCTGCACAAAGGATTGTCCTTGACAAATATACAAACACTCCTTCTTATCGTGTTGGTTTAACGGTAACTGAAACTCTTGTTACACCAGAATCAGATACTACTCTTTTAGATAATGCTGCTGGTTCAACAAACGTAAATGCAAAAGGTGCTCACAGACTTAAAATTGATTTAACTCTTGGTAAACTTCCTTTAGGTTCATCTGATGATGATAACTTTATTGAACTACTAAGATTAAAAAATGGTTCTATTGAAAGACTAGTAGATAGAACAGACTATAATGTCTTTCAAGAAAATATCGCAAGAAGAACTTTTGATGAATCTGGAAACTATACAGTTAGACCTTTTGGTATAGATATTAAAGAACAATTAGATGATGGTTCTAATGAAGGTGTTTATTCTGTATCACAAGTTTCAGATGAAGGTAATACTCCTTCAGAAGCAAATGCAACTATTCAGATTGACCCAGGCAAAGCATATGTTCGTGGATATGAAATTAATACTGTTATCCCAACATTTTTAGATTTACCAAAACCAAGAACTACAGATACTTTTGATGCCGCTATCACTGGTGTTGAAGTTGGAAACTTTGTTAGAGTAGAAAAAACATTTGGTTCTCCAGATATTTCACCATTTATTTCTGGTGAAGTTGCAGAACCATATCGTGCAATCGAATTACATTCTATTAAAAATGCAAGTAGAGGTGCAACTCCAAACCAACTAATTGGTTTTGCAAGAGCTCGTGCATATGAACACGCATCTGGGAATGATGGTGCTGGTGTAAACACACTTACAAGTTCTTCTGTTACAAGTTCTCAATTTAATCTATATCTTTTTGATATTCGTATGTTTACAACTATCACTCTTACTAGTGGTACTGGTAGACCAGGCAGTTCTGCACAGATTACTCAAGGTGCAAAGATTACTGGTGCAACATCTGGTGCAACTGGTTTTTTACATAGTGGTGCAACTTCAAGTAATACTCTACAACTGATTACTGTATCTGGTAATTTTAATGTTGGTGAAGAACTTATTTCATCTTCACAACCAACCTCTGCACAAGCAAACCAAAGACTAGAAGACTCTAGTAATGTTGTTCTTACAATTTCTGCTATCACGACAAGAAACTTTGATGACGTAAAATCTGTGTTCATGAACTCACCAAATACAACTGCTGACTTTACTGGTGACCTTGTTCTTAGTTCCACTCTTACCCTTGGTGGTAATGTTTCTATGAATGGTTCAAACGCAACTGTTACTGGTTTTAATACTACATTTACTCTTGACTTAAAAGTCGGTGACTTTGTTACTGTGCCTGGAGCTGGTGGTTCTGGTTCTGATTTAACTGCAAGAGTTAATGCGATTGCATCTAATACATCTTTGACACTTGCAAGTAACTCTGCAACTGCTGTTACATCTGTTCAAGTTATTAGATTAAGAAATCAACTTCGTGACCAACAAAAGAATGTTCTTCTTAGAAAACTAAGAAAGAAAAGAATTAAGACATTAAAGACTGATACTAATAGTGGTGTTTCACAAACTTCACTAACCTTTAGAAAACAGTTTGTTGTTACAACAACATCCTCTGGTGAAATAAACTTAACATCATCTGCTACTGAATCTTTTGGTGCAAATTCAAATACAGATTATGTGGTAACTATTCTTACTGCTGGTTCTGCGATTGGTGGTAGTAGTACAACTGCAGCCGCTGGTGATGTTATTAACCTTAGTGCAACAACCACAACTTCATTTGCTGGAACTGGAACAAATTCTTTAACAATTACAAATGCAGCTGTTTTGGGTAATGGTGCAAAAGTAAAAGTTCTCGCAACAATTACAAGAACAGTCGCAGTTGAAAAAACAAAAACTAAACAAGCGTGTACTCTTACACTTGTTGATGCTGATGCAACTGGTGGTGCAGAGTTTGGAACTGCATCTCAACATACAGATATTTCACTTGGTCGTGCAGACCATTACAAACTTTATGCAGTTCTTGATTCTGAAGATGCAAGTGCAAACCCAGTATTACCTCAATCAACGGTAACTGGTGTTTCTGGAACATTTACAAAAGGTGAAACTATTACTGGTGCAACAAGTCAATGTGCAGCCGTTATCATTAATACTACAAATCCAATTACTTACATTACTACAAATGGTAGAGAATTTATTGCAAATGAAACTATTACTGGTGGAACATCCACTGCAACTGCAACACTAGGAACATTAACTGCTGGTTCAAAAGATATTACCAGTAGATTTACACTTGATACTGGACAAAGAGATAACTTCTATGATATTTCTAGAATTGTAAGAAAACCAGCTAAACCAACTCCAGTTGGTAGATTGTTAATTGTATCTAACTACTTCTCACATGGTACTGGTGATTTCTTTAGTGTTGACTCTTACAGTGCAATTGATTATAAAGAAATACCAACATATACTGCAACTAGAGTTGACCCAGACGTAAGAGAACCTACTGGTGAATATGATTTAAGAGATACAGTTGATTTTAGACCAAGAGTTGGAGACTGTACAATTAATACTGCAACATCTATTCAAAGTCAAACTGCACATAAAATAACTTCTTACTGTTTTGATTTTAATAACAGAAGTTTTTCTGGAACTGGTGCATCTGAAAATTTAATTCCAAAAGATAATTCAAATTTTCAATATGACTTTGATTTCTTTCTTGGAAGAAAGGATTTCTTATTCTTGACTGAACAAGGTTTCTTTAAACTTGTTCAAGGTGTTCCTGCTGAAATTCCTCAGTTTCCAAAACAAATTGAAAAAGCTATGTTGGTTGCAACTTTTGAATCGCCTGCATATGTTTTAGATGTTAATGATATTGTCTTTGTAAAATCTAGAAATCGTAGATATACTATGAAAGATATTGGTGTTTTAGAAAGACGTATTGGTAGAATTGAATATTACACTGCACTTAATCTTTTAGAAAAAACTACAGAGTCATTTCAAGTTCAAGATAATAATGGTCTAGATAGATTTAAATCTGGATTTGTTGTAGATAATTTTTCTGGTCACTCTGTGGGTGATGTTCAGAATGATGACTATAGAAATGCGATAGATTATGAACACAAAGAACTTCGTCCAAAGTATTATATGAAAGGTATCACTTTAAAAGAAGAGAATACTACAGATACACAGAGAACAAATGATAGTTACCAAAAAACTGGTGACCTTGTTACTTTACCTTATACAGATGTTGTTGCAGCTCAACAAGAATATGCAACTAGAGTTGAAAATTTAAATCCAGTTTTAACATTTCAGTGGACAGGCGTTTGTACCTTAGACCCAACTGGTGATGAATGGTTTGAAGTTAATAGACTACCAGCACTTATTATTGACCAAATGGGTAACTTTGACCAATTAGTTGCACAAGTTGGAAATGCAATGGGAACTGTATGGAACGCATGGCAGACAACATGGTCTGGTGTTACAGATGTTCAGAGAGATAATGCTGGTTCAAACACTTTCTGGAGAGGTAATACTTTAATTAGAGAAACCTTTACAAGAACAACTACGACTACAACTCATCAACAAGCAAGAACTGGTTTAAATACTCAAGTTCTTGTTGATATGGATTATGAATCTATTGGTGACAAACTTCGTTCTACTGCATTGATACCATTCATGAGAGCAAAAAATATTAACTTTACTGCTGAAGGAATGAAACCTTTAACTAGAGTTTATCCTTTCTTCGATAAAGTTGATGTAAGTTCTTTCTGTACACCAACTGGTGGTTCACTTGGTGGTGCAATTGTTACAGATGGTGGTGGTGAAGTGAGTGGATTGTATCAACTCCCAGACCCAAATACTTCTGGTAATCCAAAATTTAAAACTGGTGAAAGACTATTCAGATTAACATCTTCTTCTTCAAATGTTATTAGTCCAGAACCAGAAACTTTTGCACAAGCTCTTTTTTCATCAACTGGTATTTTAAGAACTATTCAAGAAGAAGTTATCGCAACTAAAAATGGTAGAATAGAAACCACAGATGTTTCCGATACTAGGGAATTTGATACGGATGATGGTGGTGTCGTTACTTCTTCAGAACAACAAATCGGAAGGCGTGACCCACTTGCACAAACCTTTGTTGCAAGTTCATCTGGTGGAGAATTTATT